ACCATTGATGTTGCCCACATAAAGATTGTCAGTAATTTGATCAACTACAAGTTCGCCAGGACGAGCAACGCCATTATAATTTTGCACAGTAATCTGTGCGGTGTCTTTCATCACAGCACGGCTGATACCTGTGATGTTTGCGTATGGTGGTGGTGGATTGGCCATTATCTAGGGTATCCCTTGAACGCTCGAACCGGACTTTGTTTTAAAACAGACGCAGGTTCTAGACTGTTTGGAGTACTAATTTGTATTTTCTTTGCAGGTAGATTGGCCATTTTCAATGCTTGGTCAATCACTGGTTCAACAGTGGCATTAAATCCGGCAATCACTGCCTCTTCTCCAAACGCAGCCTGCGGCGACCATTGTGGCATATGGGGGATTGGATCAGACCCAGCATCACTTCTGGCACGAGCCATGGCCACACCCAGCCGATATATTTGATATGGATCGCTGGATTGTACTCCAGGCAATACAAACACATGATTCATGGGGTCTGCTTGCTCAGGGGGCAAAGTTGCTTGTTCTGTGATGAATTCACGTGCTCTCATCTGGCGTAACCTCGGAACGCCACAACAGGACTGACTTTGTTGGTTGTTTATAATTCTAAACTACGCAAATCTCCGCGATTGAGATCTTTATAGGCTGCGCCCACTGCTTGATAGGCTTTTTTGAGCATGTCTTGTTCTTGCTTGGTATAAGGGTGTGCAGTGCGATCATTGCCGGCCCAACTTTGACTGTCAATGTCCGGAACAAATGTTCCGTCAGTTGACGCTGCAGCCATCATCACACGATTGAATGTGTAGTCGCTGTCAGTTCTTGTTCTGTCCCAAAAGGTGTTTAATCCCTTGCTAGACTGTTTTTGTCTAGGGGTGGGGCGGGCATGATCTTCGGCAATGAATTCATGTGCTCGCATCACAGTGCCTGTACTGATGCTGATCCTGAACTTGCTGTACCTACTTCTGATGCTGTGGCATTTCCACTGACGATGGTAAGGAAGTTGCCCACACCAACAAATGCTGTGAACATAGTATTGGCCGGCACCACAACTGCATTGCTGTAGATAGTGTTGGAGGTAACACCGCCATTGGCTAAGTTTGCGATGTTGACTTGATAGGTCACTGAATTAGTACCGGTATCAATTCTAACTTTGTCAGTGTACCACACCACATTGGTTAGAGCACCTGAATAAACATTGGCTTGACTAGACATTCTTTTTCCTTTTTATATTACCAAGCTCGGCAACTCCAATAGCGAGCCGAGGTCTTTGGACCAGGATTCTCGCAGTGATGCCGTGCCCTAAAACTGCGACGATGCGCTGGGCTTGATTTTTTAATTCGCATATTGGGATCACCAAAGTTCACTTTGACTACATTGCCTTTGGGATTTTTTACATAGACTTTGGACTTCTTGACATCACCGGACATGGGCTTGTTGAGTGGCACTTCCCGGCCATGATATTTGGCTTCGCCAACTTCTTCTTCGGTGTCATAGTCATACTGATTCATCTCAGTACCATCAATGTCAATCATCTTTTCACTGAGAAGGCCATAATTTTCTAATATGGCCATCATGTGATCATCAGCAAACAATGTCACACTGTCTGCATCTTCAGCTATGATATAGGTTTCAACCAATTGTTCTTCGCGGATGTTGATGGCAAACACATCGCCTGCCACAGGATTCTCTGCGGCATAGGCTGTCTCTGCTAGGTAGTCACGGAAAGATTTCATGTTAGCCCTTGAATGCACGCCACTGATTAGTCAAAGCAAAAATACTTTCTTCAACTTTCTTTTCTTCGTCTTTGTCCTTGACGGCTTTTTTCATGGGTTCTTCTTTGTCACCATCTTTGTCCATGTCAAGAAAGTCTGGCTTGGCAGCTTCTTTAAGACCAGCTATTTCACGAATACGAGTTAGTTCTTCGCTTTCTGGAGTGTGTTGACGGCGTGCATCTCTGCTGAACACTGGGGCAGTGGTTTGCCCTGTTTCTTTGGGCTTGTTCAATCCACCAGCGTATTGCAACGAATTGCTATTATACTCTTGGTTAGTAGGCCAATCAGGTGCGTTTTCATCTACATGATCGCAACCACATGGTGATTCGCCGCAACTATCACAACCGCCTTCTGATTCAGTTGAACCAATTCCAGCCATCTTCAACAGTGCTGCTAGTTTCATTGCATCGTCGTCGCTGGCAGTGACAGTCATAGTCTGGCCGCCTTCTGTGGAAGTACTCATGTTGATGCTCATGCTTTCAGCAATGATGGCTTCAACTTTGCGGTCAACACTGTCGTAAATGCCTTTGCCAAACGACATACCGCCTTTGCTGTTACCTGTGCTGGGTGCTGCGGCAACTGAACCAGACGTTGTAGTTTCTTCCACTGCTTCTTCTTTTTTCTTCTTGGCTTTTTCTGGCAAGCCTTTGTGCTTGGTTGATGCAAAATCTTCAGCATCTTTTTTCTTCATGGTCTTGGCAACTTTGCCAACTTCTTTGCTGGCAGGCTTTTCACCTTTTTGTGCAGCATGTACCATGCCCATGAAACGCTGTTGCTTTTTGCTGACTGCTTTTTCGTCAAGCTCTTGTTCTTCGCCGTCATCACTAGATTGATTCTGCATGTATTCGTCTACACTAATCATCATGCTCTCAATCTTGGCCAATTTGCTTTGTACCCATTCTGGCAAGTTGTCGTTGTCACCAAGAATTTTTTGCAAAGCCTGTGCATGGCGCACGATGGTTTTGATATCGTTCTTGGCCATGTCGCCTTCTTGATCGTATTCACCTTGATCAGCAATGTCAACGTTGTTTTCTTTGACTTTGTCTTTTTTAAATCCAGCCTGACCATGTGCAGTACGATCTGTCTTACGACTCTTGGCAGTCACACGTTCTTGGCGTGGTGCATCATCAGTATATTTCTTAGGACGACCAGCTTTGCGCTTTTCACCTGAGGATGATTTTTCATCGTCAGCACCAACGTCATGCTCATAGTCACGTGTGTGACGCAGACCTGCGGCAGTTTTAGTAACTGTGCCTTTGGTTGTTTTACCTTCTTTGTCACGCAGACGCTTTTCAGCATCGGCAACAGTAGGAAAGTCTTCGTCGGTTGTTTGTTTGCGCTTGATGCCCAGTGCTTTGTCAGAAGGACCTTTCATACGGTCAACGGCGTGACCTTGATCTGGATCTGATCCACCATATACTCCTGCACCTGCTGAGTGCCGGGTAACGCCCTTGCCTTTGGACACTTGACCACCTTTGTGAGTGCTGATTGCTTTTTTAATTGCATCAGCAGCCACATCGCCCAGCATTTCATCAACTTCTTGTTTGGCGCCGGCAATTTTATCAGCAAACGTAATCTTGTCTGCAGGTGGAGCCAGTTTGGCAAAACTTTTTTGTTTTGGTGTCATTGGAGTGCCACCTTCTTCTTTCATACCCAATGCGCCCTTGATTGCTTTACCTGCTCTAGATAACATTCCTTCTTGATCTGAAGGATGTGCTGCATACTTGCTGGCATCTGCACCAATTGGTAACTTTGTTGTTGCAAATTGTTTTACTCTAGGGCTCATGCGATTTACTGCTCTTGAATAATCTTGTACTTTAGATTTTCCTGGACCAGCGACTGCTTTGGCAGTTGCTAATTCATCAGGAGTGTGTTGTGCCCACTCAGGAGCACCATAGTAAGAGCCGCGCAACGGAGCACCACCTGAAAGATTCCGTTGAGCAACTCTAGTAAGTGCTGCTTGTCCACGTGGCGTATCACCAATTTCATTGACTTGTTTTTCTTCTAGCTTGCCGGCCTTGGCCATCTTGGCTTTGACTGCACCAGCCACACGCTCGCCAGCGGCTTTGCTGCCATATTCCTTGGCAGCTTTGTTGGCCAATGCTTTGAACCCTGTGGTGGCGTTGTTGTGCTTGCCCATGTCTTTTTCATCAAGGCGAGCTTTTGGTGCAGCAGCTTCATCAATTTTTGAAGGCATTGCTTGAACACGATTCAAGCGTTCAAAAATTTCATACATGTTGGCGTTGTCGTTATCGTTCATAATATTATCTCGCAAAGGATTTTACAGTAGGCAATTTGTTTTTGCCACCAATTGGGCTGTCATCGCCCATGGGCAATTGATCAGAATATTTGGCTGGATCAGTTTTACCACCAGCCACACTGAAGTCACTACGATAAGTGTTTTTCAACACATCGTGTTGATAAGGATTTGTAGAGTAATCCTTGCTCAAGGCTTTTTGTTCTTTGTCAGGCGCAGGAAAGTCAGTGTCAGCCAAAAGATCTTTATTTTCGGCATCAATGTCTTCGTACTCTTTGCCCATGCTGTCTGTATACTTTTGTGTATGCATGACAATGCGATTTGGATCCATCAACAGCAATTGTGCCAGTTGTTTGATCTGTGGCTCAATGGCTGGATAGCGAAAGCTCACATCAACAAAATTCACACGCTCATTTTTAAAATTAGGAAAGTCAGTGGGCAATGGCAAAACTGGTGTAGTCTTGGCATCGCTCATTTTTTCCACATCAAATTGAGCCAGTTTATCTCGAAGTTCTCTAAAGAACCCCGGTGGTACATCGCCACAAACTTTGATACGATAGTCGTATGTTCGTGTGCTTTCAGCTAGATATTCGCGTAGTTGTTTCATGTTAGTGTCCTATATGATATTTATTCTTTTTGTGTGTTTTGATTCTTGCCCAACACACGCTGTAGCAAATCATTGCGGTCTAAAACCTGGCCAGTGGCCGTGGGCAGCGGTGCCGCACCTGCACCATCTCTGTCCATTTTTAATTTTTTCAGTTGTAAATCTATGATTTTGAGCTTCTTCATGACCTTGGCATTTTTTGCTGTGATAGCATGCCCCAGCATTTGGCTGGCCACTGAAAAGATTTCTGATGCAAAACGTGAATCTACTTGCATACCTAGATCCATGAGGTCTTTGTAACTGTCCGTGGCTTTTTGAGCAAGGTCATCCATCTCGCTGTCTGTGGCTTCAAGTCCACGCACAGCCGGCAAGGCCGCTTCAATCTTGTCAATTTGATCCAGTGTTTCGGGCACAATGGCCATGTCATGTGATGGGAGAGTCAAGGGTTCATCTGGTTCGGGTACAACAGAGTGTGGTAAATCAAAAAGGTCTTCAAGTTTGCGGGTCATGCCATATTTACCGCATATTAACAGGGGTGGGTTATTTGGAACCGTTCTTAAACATTTGGTCTTCGGTGATTACTCGAAATACCAAGCCTTGATGTTTGCACCATTTGGTTGCGGCATCCCACTTGGCATAGTTCACAACCACTGCGGCACGATCATGTTGACTTTGTTTGCTCTCAACCACACTTTGCTTTTTGGGTTTGATCTCAATGACTTCGGCGCAGACCTTGTTGTTCTTGGTGCGATAAGTGATAAAGAAGTCTGGTACATAGATCGTATTTTTACCAGTCAAAGGATTGCGATAGGGGATATGGATGCTTCGCTGGCCCACTGTAGTATTGCATCATTGTTGTCACAGAACTGCATAAAAGCAAACTCCCAGCCTGAACGATACCGAGGAGTTGACTTACCAACATATTTGGCAGTGTTCTTGGGTTGAAAATTTCCTTGTGCCCAGCGACTCATGGCAATACGTTACGGGCTGCGTAATAGTTGGGAAGTATCACGCTCTGTACACCATACAGTGTGGTGGAACTGCGAAGACCGTTGAGATAATACGCCAACACTGCAGTGAGTTCTGGTTGGGCATAGCGTTGAATCTCTTGTAGCAAATTTAGTACACCAACGCCACTTTCTTGTGCCACACGGAACAAAGTCACTGTGAAGTTACCTGCGGCTTCGTCACCATCAAATTGAGATTTCATGTAACTGTACACTGCATCATACTCGGCCACAGGAACAACTTGATCAAATACATAGAATTGATCAAATATTCTTACTGTTTGATCTATATTGTAATTGGGCGAATTAACCGACGAAGCCATTGGTTGGTCCTTTTGGTGGTGTTGGGAAGAATGTGCTGTTACCTTTGTTTATCACTGCTCGAGTGGCACCAGGTAATTCTTGTCTAAGGATATCTTTAGATGCTGCCTTGGCCTCTTCATTGACAATGGCTCGGAAATTTTTGCCTTTGAATGTTCCGTACGCTGCTGCAGCTTTTTGTACTCCACCTAAAATACCAGCCATGTCGCCGCGCTGCAGATCATTAATGATACCAATTCCAGTATCCAACAATCCGCCTTGCCCCAGCACTGACGCAGTTGATCCTGGGCGAGCAATAGGACTACGTACTGTGTCATAGCGCGATGGATCTGCAAAATTCTTGACATTGGTATCACTGTCAACCCGTTGTGCAGTTGGAGTAGATGCACCAGATCCTATTGCACCACTGTAGTATTTCACAGTTTCGTACTTGATGGTCATCTTGTGTTCCATGGTTCCGTTGCTCTGCGCATAATCAAATTGATCATGCTGCCATCCGGTGATGATTGGATTGATTAGAACATAACTCACAAACTTGTGCTGGTTTAATCCATAGATACGGATATCACGGAAGAACGGAGGTTTACCACTGGTATCGGTGCCATTGGCAGCAGCATAACCTGAACTATCATTAAAACTTTCTCCAATGTATCCCCAGTCATTGCCGTTGCGATTTTGCGAATAGATATCACGATTGTTGTAACTGAAGCCGGCCTGCATGTTCACTGCATTGCCGTTGGTACCTTGTGTGGATCCTCCACCAGAGTAACTTTGGCTAGGATCTTTGTAATAGTAACTGAAGTAATTGTACCACATGTTACGAATTAAATCACTACCGTCGTCATGAAAGTTAATCTGTACTGGTTGATAGTTTATTTTTGTTTGTATAAGACGCTTGCGGTTGTACTGATTTAATTCCTTGACATCCATCTCATAGCTAGGCAGTTGCACATTCTTGACAACCAATCCCATGTTTGAAACATCAGTGTTGGAAAATGCACCAGTACTTCCGCCCATCTGTGGAATGTTTGTGGTATTGATGGTGAAACTTACGTGGAAAAGATATTTAAACCTTGGGGATAATTCATATCCATTGGTTCTAAAAGTCTTGCTTGCATGTTGGAAATCCCGCAAGGAATCATTACCAGCGAATCCTTGCAGGAAGTCTTGACCAAATGACATTTATCGTTACGCTGCCGGAGCGCCTGTTAATGCACCTGTGATTACATCGCCTGCGATACGACCAATAGTTGCGCCAACGCCAGAACCAATTGGGGTTTGTAGTGCGTTATCAAATGACAGAGTCATTGTGATTGTAACTGCTTCACTGGTACCATAGTTTAAATCGTTGTAGTTTACGCTCTTTAAGTAGCAACCATACAATTCCCAGGTTTCAAGAACCACCGGAGTAGAATTGCCGTTACCACCATCAAGCACTTCGCAACGTGTTGTAAATTTATAATCAATACCAGCTGCAGCCGAAGCCTGTTCCATGAAGTCCATTTGCTTCTGCAATTGTTCTCCCACACGCTTTTGCACATTGCCGCCAGCATCATCGCGCATTTCAACAGCAATGTCGCCCCAGCTGTGCTTGCCAGCAAGTTTTAACGTACTGTTGTAGATGGGTACCATGATTTCCTCAAACGACACTTCTGGACGAGCGAAACTAATCACTTGTTTAGTAAGTTCAGTTCTTGGAGTTGAAATACCTAATCCTTCAAATACCACTCTAAAGCGGTACTTGAGTTTTGGCATCAACAGGCCCTGGGTCGACGAGCTTTGATCGCTGGCCAGTGGCACTGTCATTCTTGTTAGTGATGAAACGGCCATGTGTTATCTCCTATATACAGTATTTATGGCACTTGGAACCATGCGATTCTGAGTCATTATGAATCCAATCATTTAAGCTGCTGCCTGCGCCGAAGCTACCGAACCAGCTGCGATCTCACCAGTATTCTTGATTCTCAATGGAATGTAGATGAATTCAACTGCTTTAACTGGTTCAATTGCAATGTCAACATACAACTCATTCCTGTCAATGGTGCCAGGTGTGTTATTTGACAAATCGCAAACAACCAAGTAATCATAGATACCACGTTTGGCAATCAAATCAATCATCAAGCTTTCAACTGAATTTGCAATCTCATCACGAGTGATCTGATCATTTGGTTCAAACAAGAACTGTTTACCAATCTGCTCAAGTCTGCTGCGCATGAATGCAATCAAACGTGCAACGTTGATGCGATTCAATGCTGAACTAATTGATGTGAATGTCTTGTTACCAAAGTTAGTAATACCAACACCTGGCACAACTGTGATTGGATTAATGTTATCGTTGTACAGCTCGTCGCGCAGACCTTGCCGTACACCAATCTGTTCAAATTCACCAGTTGCTGCATTGATATAACCAATACGATCAGCATTGTCAACCAATCCACGACGTATGCCAGCTGGTGCCAACCACGGGAATGCCACTTCGTCATTACGAATAAAGGTACGTAACATCATGTGTGTAGCAGGCTGAACAATTGCTGATCCACTCAAGTCTGTGGTCTGGCAACTTGGATAGAATGTTGCCATGTACTGATTGCCAATTGACAATCCATCACCAGTTGGCAGTCCTTCACCATTGTTGTCCGTACTCCAGGTGAGAATATTGGTGCCTTCGGGGCTCAATCTCAGCGGTGTATCAACTAACACAAAGCCAGTGTTGTTGCGTTCGTTGTTGAGTGCTATCATGTTTGTTGCCAACTCAGGATATTGTGGGCAAGCAATCAACTGGAAGTCAATTTGTTCTTCACGAGCTTGTGTGCTTGTGTCAACGCCACTCTTCAACGCAGCAACAATCAAGGCTCTCTGTGCCAATCGGCCCATGTATGCTGACCCATCATTTCTGTTACCTGATGATGTGACCCACGCATTGGTCACCGAAGGCAGTGTTTGGTCTGGATAAGCGGTGGCATTAAAATAGTTCACTGCAAATCGCTTGACATTGAAACCTGAACGACGTGTGTTAAACAACAAAATACCAGTTGGATACAGAGTTGGATCAGGCGCATCTAAATCTAAGTAGTTCGAAGTCAACAAACTTGTGATAGTAGGAATTGAGTCAGTGATTGGATTGGTGGTACCATTAGTGGCCCAACGTGCATCAGAGAACAACACACCATTTTCAGTGGTTTGATCAGCATTGTTAACTATGACCCACTGATCTTGACCATCAACTATCTCCCAACGATACAGTAATGGGTAGTTTTCTAGATCCGATGTATCAATCCATAGATCTCCATATACCAGTGGTGACTGCGCTGTATCATTCTGTGTAGTAGGCGCAGTTGTAGCGAACTGCGGACCTTTGGCATTGGTCAAAGTTAAATTGTAACCACGCACGTCATTGTTGACGTTTTGATACCCTTGCCATCCACTGTTACCATTGATCATGATGTCAGCTTCGCTGGTAGTTGAATAATACCATAGACGACCGTTGGCTGGGTCTTGATCTGGTGCCGACGTACTCGCAGTATAATCTAGTTGTACCCAATTACTTAAAATGTATCCGCCCACGGCTTGTTGTCTTGCATTTACTGCCTGGTCCAGCCCAGCTGTTGCAATAGGAGTACCAGTTTGATCTTCAACAACAATTACTCCACCGGCACTGTGAGTCATTACAATTTGACCAGTTGAGTTGAGTGAAGCACCAACGTAAGGTACATTTGCTCCGCTTACAGCAGAGATAAAATCAGATGGGGCAGTTCCTGCCAGTGTCACTGTTACCGGTGTGGTCAGTGCAGTGCTGTTTGGTGCACTGGCCTGAATAGTAAACGTAGTACCGTTGATAAACACCGGATCAATTGTATCACCAATGGCATTCAGTGCTCCACTTTCCATTCTTTCCAACAGTTCAAACGTGAAGGTGTTGTCATCGTATATGTCGTACTGAGAGTAGGTAGTGCCCACTGGAATATTTTTTCCGCCGCCAGTAGGATCAAGTGTTTTATTGGCAGTTTGATCATTGGCATAAAGTGGACAACTTTGAGTCACAAATACTCCCAATGTGCCGCTGTATTTTTTAACTACAAGATTAGCACCCTGGTTTACCGAAGTTGTTTTGTTCCAGATTGAACCAGTTGGCTTTGGCTCATCATCTGTTGTACGCCAGCGTGGTACTTGATAATTTGGACTCTGCAAGAATCCCGGAGCGTAGTATGATCCTTCAGTAATGCCTAGTTGTGTCAAAGCAGTACCAGTTACATTAAGAATAGTGACAATACCACCATTGGCAGTAGAGCCGTCGCTGGTGGCAGTGCTGTCAGCATAGATAGTCAACCGACCATCTTCGTTGACTGCAGTCACACCAATAATGTTAGCACTGTTGATGTTAGATACCACTACACTTACTGTGTTGTTTGGTACTGCAGCCACAGTAATTGGAGTATTGTTAACTGTAAACACGCCACCAGGTGTCAGTGTAGTTGGTGCTGCAGTGCCTTGGGCTGTTGCCCAGCTAAGTTTCCAGGCATCGCTACCAATTAGTACCCATTCATTTGATGAGTTTTTATAGTAAACTGGATTGTTTACATTCAACGCATTGATTGCATAGTCGCCAATGGTTCCTACGCTTTGCAATGGCAGAGTACTTGGGCTTGTTTCAATTTGGGAGGTGCTAGTCAATACCAACGGTACTTGGTTAGTAAATGCGCCTGTGGTTTCATTCCACTGGAAAATACCATACACAGAAGCAGTAGTGTCAAGCCAATATGTACCAGCTGCTGGAGATCCAGTAGGACGTACCAAAGTTGCTGTTAGTTCAGCTAAGTCGATGTCCACACGCTGAACGTATGCACGATTTGAAATGCCCAGGCATGAATAAGCTGCCATTAATCCATATTCGTTCAGTTCGTAACCGTTGATTGGGGTACCAGCAGTAGTCTTATAGAAGAACGGTACACCAAATGTTGCAGCAAGGTCTCGCTGACTGGTGATAGTATAAATTCTGTTGGCATTAACAGCCAGTGTACCTGCTGCTACGCCAGTGCCAGCACCAGAAACTTTGTTCTGTGCAGTGGCAATAAGAATATAAGGTACAGTGTTAGTTGCTGCGGGAATATAGTTACTCTCGTCAATAACGGTAACTTGTACGCCAGGTGATGTAAGTGCCATTTGGATGGTTCCTTTTAAAGTTATGAATATTTATCGAATTCCTTTAAAACCGTCAATCTACACTGCCCTTGGCAAAGGTTCGTGTTAAATAAACACATGAAACGTCCTATCTGCGCTGTTTGCAATCAAAGGCCCTGTGCTGTAAACTACCATCGTGACGAGGTGGTGCATTATCGAACACGCTGTGATAACTGTATTAGAAAAGATCGAAAGATAAAACCCCACGAGCCTCGATGGAAAACTGGTGGCTACAAGAAAAAACCCACATGCGACTTATGTGGGTTTAAAAGCAGATATAATTCACAAACTCTAGTATATCACCTTGATGGTGATCTCACCCATGTTGAATCTAGAAATTTAAGAACTATTTGCAGAAACTGCGTGGAAGTTGTCAAGCGTCAGGATCGTCCGTGGCGTCAAGGCGATCTTGCACCAGATTTTTGAGCTGCTCAAATAACGTATCAAATGTTCCGTTATTGTCCAACTCAGCATCAAACTTATGCCCAATCCATGCCCATTCGCTGGCATGAATTTTTAGTTTGGCCATTTGATCTTTACTCAATGCCCACCCTATGTGCCTAGGACCTTGATTTACTGACAGAGCGTAATCATACCAGTCCGGTAACAGGCCTCGATTAATTCTAAACACTTTGCCCCCGGCTTTTTGAATTGCCTTGATTTCATTGGGGAAACGAACATCACTGATCACAATGTTGTCTTGTGTTTGTCGTAGTTTGTTTTCTAAACTGGCAATCCAAATATCATCATGGAATCCATTGCGGCACACATCGGTTCCCCAGTATTGCAGTATCCATCGAGGAGTTAAGTTAGGCATACCTAAACGTTCTGCCCACCAAGGATCAACTTGTTCGCGCCACTCCCTGCTCTGTCTTGTGCGCCCTTCAAGCATGGTACGATCCCATCCAAATACATTGGCCACTGCGTCTTTGAGGCCATTAGCAAAGCTATCTCTACGAAACCCGTGGAAGTTAACCAAGTAATCTGCAGCAGTGTCTTTGCCGCTGCCAATAAATCCCACCAGTCCTATGATCATATCACTGCCTTTATATTTAGATGCTGTAGAGTTTGCTGCAAGAGATCAATCTGTCGACGACAATCATCCAACGCATGATGTGATGCCGGGCGAGCGGCGGAGAATGCCTGGGGAGTTGATAGTGCTGCAGTATCTGGTCGTAACATATACACTGTTCTGGCATCTCTCACTCGATAGTATTGCCAAGGCAAGGGTTTTTTATAGCTCTTGTAGGCATGTTCAAGTATAGTCATGTCAAACGTTGGTCCGTTTGCCCATATAGAATTGCTCTGCCAAATCAGTTTTCCTAGTTCGTCTAGTACCTGATCTAGAGGCTTGCGATCAGATTCAGTGAACGCTTCTTCTCTAGCTTCGCTATTCTGAGTTGACCACCATTGCAATGTACCATCCTCAATTTTGCGCTCAAGCTGACTATCAAAGTCGACTCTGGCGTAATAGGACTGATTGTAATAGCCATTGCCCACAGGATCAAACGACTGTGCTGCCACAGTCAAAATCAGTGCATCTGGGGTGGTGCCCAAAGTTTCAATGTCAATCATTAAATGTGCCATTGAACTATTATAACAGAGTTCTTGTAAGTTGTCTTGTGGAAGGTTAGCCAATCACCCAAGTTAAGGGCTGTGACCCATCAATATAGTTGGCGAGTTCAAGAATCTTGGCATCCATTTGAGCTTGAGCTTCGGCTTTCATTGCTGTGCCATTCAATGTGCCGCCACCTTGTGGTCCGGCAATGGTACCAAACTTTTCACGAGCTTCTCCAATGATCATCTTACAGTTGGCCACCATGAAATCACGAATCCATTGAGAGATTTGAAAGTCTGACAACAAGTGTGTTTCGGGCTTGAGGTTATACGTCCAAAGCAATACAACTTCACCATCGCCTTTGGGCACACGGATCAGTTGAAGTTTTTTGGTCACTGGATTCCAGGTAAAGTTAATAAATCCGCCAAACATACGTGCTGCAAGTTCAACATATTGAGTGTAAAAATCGTAAGTTGCAAGTCCGCCACTTTGATTAAAATTCAACAGATAAACCTGCATTTGGGCCTGACTAAAAGGATCAAAGCTCGAACTAAACGGCCCAGTGGCCAAGCCAAACGTTCTACGGAAAATCTGCCGAACCTGTACGATTTCCTGGGGCAACGTGTAGATGTTTACATTGTTCATCAATTCCATGAAGGTATAGCTTTCTTCATAGGCCGCTTGCGCACGTTGCCGATATGTGCCAAGAGTTTTTTGATATGCTGCTTCGTAATGCTCGGCATCTAATTCAAGATCAATGATTTCTGCAGCCAGTTGCAATTGCACATAGCTTATGAGATCTTGTTTTAAATTTTCTAAGAGCGGCTGATTTTCATTTTGATTAAACATGTACTACTCCATTGTGGAGTATTTATCGTGCCTTCAACAGTATCAAGTTCTCAGTTCCGCGACCGTTAAATTTAGTCTCAGTGGCTTTGATATCTTTGAAGAGTTTACGTGCTGCTGGTGCCCCTGCTGCCGACAGTGCTTTGAGTTGTTCGGCGGGCTTGCGCAGAGTCTTCTGTAAGCTATCGTTGACACTGAACCCAATAATGGTGTTGTTTTTCACTGTGAAATTGCCCACATGCTCGTCAGCCACCAGGTGTATGAGCTTGCGCTTTTTGGTGTCGTATAGCCAGGCTTCGCTTTTGTCAACCAACTGTGCTGCTGGCAAGGACTTGAGACTGAGTTCAGCAAACTCTGCTAGAAGTTTGAACTTGGCTGCACGTTTTTCTGGTGGTACTGCTTTGGCTTTACGTGGCTTGCGCTCAACTTTCTTGATTTGCACATAACTACCGCAGTCAGCAATCACTAGCTCGGCAAATTTTACAATATTGCGCATCTGCATCTTTGAGAAGTTGCTGTATCCCTCAACCAGTTGTGCATCTTTGCCGGCCACTACTTGCTCGTATTCTTCAAGTCTGCGCTTCCATACGTCAGCAACAATGTTCACCATCTGTGGACTGATATTCATGCCACGTATCATTGCAATGGGCTTGACATCAGCAGTCAACTTTGCACCAGCAATAACAAAGTCATCAAACATGCTGTCAATTTCTGCAGCACATTCCCTGGCACGCTCACGCAAATGATCCTGAATGTTGGGTTTTGCCACTGCTGCGTCATCAGTGCTCACTGGAGATTTGACTGGGCGATGTGCGTCCAGCAACTGTTGAATGGCTGTAGTGAGCTGGGTTTGCTCGTGTGTGGACAGAGTCAGCCCCATGGTGTTCATTCTAGCCAACCACCCAATTGTGGGGCTGATTGCTTGCTCGGGTACGCTTTTCCAGGCACGGGCTTCGGCTCGCTGATCGCTGCGCTCTAGCCAATCCAGCAGGAACGCTTTGGCATCAGTTTTGCTGCAATAGTAATTGTACCACCCAAACGCCTGCGTCAATGCACTTTTACGATCTTCTGTGGGCTGTAAGCGCCAATTGGGTTCGTCGCCAGTGTGTTTGGTGTCAGGGCTGCGGGGATTGATGGGCTTGGGTGCTTTTTGAGTTGCTGTCATGTTAACTCCTTTTTACTGATATAGATAATTATAGCAGTTTTGCTCTTTTTGGTCAACAACTAAAATTCCCGTACAATAAATACAACACTTATGCTATTCTTGACTAACAAATATACTTGCTGGTATTACAATATCGTTAATCGTGCCAAATCACGGGTTTTGTCAGCAGATAGCTATTATGAAACCCATCATATTGTTCCTAAAAGTTTAGGCGGTGACAACACCGTAGATAATCTTGTTAGATTGACAGCTAGAGAACATTTTATTTGTCATTGGTTATTAACTAAGATGGTGAGTGGCTCGGATCAAAAAAAGATGGCCTACGCTTGCAAACGGATGATGCATAGCAAAAATTCTAGACAAGATAGATATCAAATTACATCAAGAGTATATGAAAATCTTAAAACGCAATTAAATGTGATGCTTAAAAATAGACAATTCACTGATGTTTGGAAAGAAAAATTAAAGCGGGCAGCTAGAAATCGTGCTGATAACGAGGATGCCAGCGCCAAAGAAGTAAGAAGAAAAACTATGGTTGGTGTTAACAAATCACGCAAAGGTGAAAAACGATTGGCAACCACAGGTGAAAAAAATCATATGTTTGGTATACGATTAACTGGTGAAAGCAATCATTTTTTTGGTAAGAAACACACAGAAGAAACTCTTACTAAACTAAAAGGTGCAAAACCTAAATTTCAATGCCCTCATTGTAATAGTGCTATAGGTGGAAAATCTAATTACGACAGATGGCACGGCAATAATTGTAAAGCACTTAAAGGAGATTTGTCGTGCCAAAACTGAGTATGTACAGGCCTAATCGTACCAAGGATTACCAGTTTTTTGACCGTGTAATTAGTGAGCAATACACAGTTGGCGGGCTAGATCTCTACATCCACAAATACATGGGACCAGTACCTACGGCCCCTGATGATTCATCAACAGCCAACTCTGACGCTACTTTACCAAATTACAGTCAAAGTAATCCCTTGTTTATTGAAGATCTGCTGCTGTTAGAAAACAGAGATCGTGTGTATGATCCTGATGTATATATTATGCGTGGTGTGTATCGCGCACAAGACATTGATTTTGACTTAACTCAATTTGGGCTATTTCTAAACAACGACACACTGTTTATTACTTTTCACTACAACGACATGATTGACACGTTTGGTAGAAAGTTAATGAATGGCGATGTGTTGGAAATTCCCAACTTAAAAGACTATCATCCGTTGAGTCAGGCCATACCCAAGGCCTTGCCTAAGTTTTATGTGATCCAGGATGCCAGTTTTGCCAGTGAAGGCTTTAGTCAAACTTGGTTGCCACACCTATGGCGAATCAAAGCCACTCCCATGGTCAATGCACAAGAGTATCAATCAATCTTGCAGCAACCATTTGAGCCCGACAACATCTGGGACAACGGAAACTTTTATCCCACAGGCAGCATTGTCAACGCCGACAACAAATACTATGTGGCAATTAAAAATATTCCACCTGGAACATCAATCACTGATACATTTTATTGGATTGAGAAGACCAATCCAAATACCATTGCTGACAGTGCAAGTACAAGAAACAAAGATCTTGAGATCAATGATGCTATCTTGATACAAGCCGAAGCCGAGGTGCCACTGTCGGGCTACGACACAGTTAAGTTTTATATTTTACCAACAAATGCTGACGGATCGCCGGCTGATCCAAGTACCTACACTTCAGATGACACCACACCGGATGCAAGTCGCACAGTTACAAATCAAAACACAACTCCTCGTGCAGATGGGTATACCACAGGATATCTCACTGGTGACGGTGTTACTCCAAATGGATTGCCTGTGACTCCGGGAGTCGCCTTCCCGTTACAAGCTCAACTTGGTGAATACTGTTTACGCTTAGATTATTTCCCCAATAGATTGTTCCGGTTTGATGGCGCACGTTGGATCAAAATCGAAGAAGTGGTACGTACACAACTCACCCCTGGCTCAGAAAACAATACTTTGCGCTCGTCGTTTGTCAACAATACATACACTACATCATCTGATGATCTTGGAAACATACCTAGTCGTCAGAGTCTTAGTCGCGCACTTAAACCGCTGGCAGACAATGGCGATCAAGGTGGCAATAAACCAAGAAAGCCGTACCCAGACACACAACCAGGACAGAAATCAAGTTAAACTATGCAAAGTTTTTTTTATGATGGTCAAATCCGCAGATTCTTGCTACAGTTCACAAGAGTCTTTTCAAACTTCCAAGTGGAGTTTGGACAGAACCAAGCTGGGGTGTCACCACCTGATACCCTGGTACGTGTGCCGGTGCGATACGGCGATGCTAGTCGTAATGCTCAAACCATTATTCAACAGAACTCTAGCAACTCAATGCCCTCAACTCCGTTGATGACATTTTATATTGTGAACTTAGACTATGACCGTGGACGCATTCAAGAGCCAACATTTGTGGACAAGATCAATGTACGGCAACGTTATTTTGATCGAGACACTGATACTTACGAAGTCAC